GGGGAGTGAACTCAAATGAGTTCGCGAAGAGTTCTCGGCTATAATTGGGATTTCTCCGGTTATAGTCAAGGTATCATGCATTGTTTGGGCAGCAATGTATGCTACCACCTCATATTCATGCCCCGAAAGGAGTATGCATATGAGTACGTTCGGCGCACGGCACCGTGAACGTCGTACAGCTTCCACTATCGAATGGAGTAATCGGTATGATTATTCCATCGGAAGCTGCAGTAATCCTACTGCTTCTTTCATTGTCGGCACGCCTAGTACAGGCACTGCTGAGACTGAAAGTAAGCAGGAAGTTATGGACGACGTCGTGACTCCCAGGTTTAAGAAGTGTGTAGCTTTGGGGCAGATTGTAAACAATCCGCTCGAAAAAGTTACTACAATTCTTAAAGACACTATGGTTGAGATTAACCTCGGTCATCAGAGGTCAGTCTATACCAACTGTAGTGGCCAATGGAAGTGGATCACGGTAAAGGATCAGCTTGTCGGTACGCGTCCTGCCAACGGTTTTTATACCTTTGGCGTTCTGCCCGACGTGCCTGATCCATGCGACTATGACTCTCTCATTGATTTGGCGATTACATCCGCCCATGCGAGAGTCAATGTGTCCGAAGCTATGGCCATTGTTGGCCTAGCGGAAGGACAGAAGACTATTAGCAGTATTGCCAGTATCCTTAAACGTCTCGTTGGCTTAACCAAGAATATTGTACGACTTAATATTCCGGGTATAGCTAAAGAGTTAACGCCTAAGGAACTTGCAAACCGCTATATGGAAGCCCGTTACGCTATTAGGCCGCTAATGTATGATCTCAAATCCTATGTAGATGCTTATTCAAATGCATCTACAATCGGGAAGAGACTTACATTTCGTGGCTCAGAGCGCGATGGGGACTCCGAGTCTTCCACTTCAACGATATATGAGACACAGGGTTCCGGTGGATATACTATACACCGTGAATACTATGTCACATATTCGATGGAGCGCACAGTCGCAGTGCGTAGTGGCGTCTTAACGGCTATTGAAAACCTGAACCCATTACAAATATGGGGGTTTGATGACGTACTTGAAAGTCTTTGGGAGCTTGTCCCGCTTTCATTCGTCATCGACTGGTTTATCAATGTCGGACAGAAGATCGCTGCGCACACCCCGGAGTGCGGTCTCCGCACTCTCGCCTCTTGGTATACTCTTGAAGAAAGAATATACCAAGCGAAAACCTTGTCGGGCACGAACATCTATTTGTCAGGGAGTCCTTCAAATGAACGAATGGACGATTATTACCTGGCAGCTAGTGGTATGATTTCGCGAGAAATCATTACCAAACGTCGTGTCCCAAACCCGCCCATGAACTTGCTTCCGTCTTGGAAATTACGGATGAACATGTTCAAAGTGGCAGACCTGACAATCATCCTTAAACAACTCGCCAGTAAACTTCGGTGAGAAGGAAGATTGTCGACAAACCGGCCTATTAACTTAGGCAACAGGAAGGATCCAAACTATGTTGGATAACACGATCACATTGGCCGTGGACGAGGAAAATGATGATTCAACTACGAATCACATTTACTCGCGGTACGAGGAGTATCAGAACCGTTCGCTGTACATTGGCGCAAGCCATGCACTCGACGATCGGGACATGATTGGGTTCTATCGTACGAACCCGAAAGCCTCCGGAAACTTCAAGGGTGTCGCGAAGTCGGCTGTGAAGCTGACTAAGGACATCACTGTCGATGGTGTTGATGGCGTCGCTTCTTTGACGTCACCGATCATCATCGAAATCGGTTTCTCCGTACCTGTTGGCGCGACCTCTGCAGAGCGGATTCTTGCTCGGCAGACCATGCTGGCAGCCTTGGACGACGACACACTGATGGAGAAGCTGAACGCGCAGCTTATGGTCTAATGTCATGTTACCAAAACTGATATTAGAGATAAGCTTCACCTGGCTACGAACTGTTCTAGCCAGGATACGTTTAATACTTCAACCGTCAGATAGTCGGAGGAGAATCGATGAAAGTTCGAATTCTAGCCAAGGCGAAACGTAAGCTAAGTCACAACGACATTAGCTTACACCTTCCAAAGAATTATCCTTGGAAGGTACTAGCAAACCTGTTGGAGGATTTTAATTATCTCCTCTCACCTAAGGACTATGAAGCTATCTATAAAGTTATGAGAAATAACGATATAGAGGCTTATCTAG